TAGTATAAAATACCCACTATACAATTTAAAGATCATAGACGCGTATAGTCGACGGCCTAGAGACTATGATCGTATAAACTAGGAGGATATAAATATGGCAAAAACAACGTTTTCAGGACCGGTGATTTCCAAAAATGGATTTCAAAATTTCGGACCTGGCATGACAGTTAGCTTAACAGCTGACACAACTTTGACAGTTGCTTCACACGCAGGTAAGATCTTACTTACAAATGATGCTGACGGTAAATTTACTTTACCAAGTATCAATGTAAATAGTAATGGTGGTACGGCAGGTGATAACGACTTCAATAACTTAAACAACATCGGTGCAACTTTTCACTTTTATGTGGAAACAGCTGCAACTGATATGGACATCTTAACAGATGGTACTGACAAATTTAAAGGCGGTATCATGATTGCTGTAGATGATGGCTCTAAAAAAGCTTTCATACCAGGTGCATCTAACGATGTTATTACTATGAACGGTTCTACAAAAGGTGGTATCGTTGGTAGTGTCGTATCAATCACAGCGATTGATACAGCTACATATTTGGTTCACAATTCTTTATTGCTTGGATCAGGTACAATAGTAACACCATACGCAGACGCGTAATAAATAACTCGGAGCGCCTGGTAATGCAGGCGCTCTTTAAAATGAGGAGGAAAAACACATGGCGGATACAGTATTAAATACTACAGTATTTGACGGAGCAAAAAGACTTATAACTCACTACAACGTAGTGTCTGATGGTTCAGGTAGCACAACTAAAATTGTTGACGTTTCTGGATTATCTACAAACCCTGCAACAGGTGCAGCTTGTTCTAAAGTTAGACTTGTAAAAGTTAGCTGTAATGTTTCAGTAACAGCACAAGTTGATGCACTTAGAATGCAATGGGATGCTACTACAGACGTTGTATTTCAAACCTTAAATGGTGAAATGGAATATGACTATTCTAGTTTTGGTGGTTTAAAAAACACCGATGCTTCTGGAGTAACTGGAGATGTAAATTTAGTTCTACCTGCTTGTACAAGTGGAGACACGGGTACAGTAGTTTGTGAGTGGTTAAAGATTTACTAGGAGTTTAAATGGCTAATACTACTTCGGGAACAACTACGTTCGACAAAACTTTTGCTATTGATGAAATAATAGAAGAAGCTCACGAACGTATTGGTTTACAAAATGTAGCTGGTTATCAATTAAAATCAGCAAGAAGATCTCTTAATATATTGTTTCAAGAGTGGGGCAATAGAGGTATTCACTATTGGGAAGTAGGAGATACTAATCTTGATTTAATTGAAGGACAATCAGATTATGATTTTTTTAGATCAAGTGATGATGGCACAAGTGCAACTACGACTGCACCTGCAAGTGTTTACGGAATGTCCGATGTATTAGAAGCACAATTAAGGTCTAATAGAACACAAACAACACAAGCAGATTCTCCAATGACAAAAGTAGATAGATCTACTTATGCTGGTTTTTCTAATAAACTATCTAAAGGAACTCCCAATCAATATTGGGTAGAGAGGTTTGTAGATAAAGTAACCATACACGTTTATCCGACACCAGATTCTACAAATGCATCAAAAGACATGCATTTTTATTTTATAAAAAGAATTCAAGATGTTGGAGATTATACAAATGCAACAGATGTTCCATTCAGATTTGTTCCTTGTATGGTATCAGGACTAGCCTATTACCTTGCACAAAAATATAAACCAGAATTAGTTCAAGCTATGAAGTTAATGTATGAAGATGAATTAGCTAGAGCTTTAGCAGAGGATGGGTCAGCTTCGAGTACATATATTACTCCTAAAGCTTATTACCCAAGCACATAATGCCAAAGTACGCATCGGGTAAACACGCAAAAGCCATATCAGATAGATCAGGTTTAGAGTTTCCATACAACGAAATGGTTAGAGAGTGGAATGGATCTTTAGTTCATATGTCTGAATACGAACCAAAACAACCACAATTAGAACCGAAGCCAATGAGTGCTGATGCAATATCACTTGCAAATATAAGACCTGCAAGAACAGAAAACCCTGTATCTTATTTTTTACCTGTAGATGCTTTTGAAACTTACGCTGCAAGTTCTGGAGTTATAAATGTAACAGCTCCTGGTCACGGATTAACAACTGCAACAACATATAGATTTAGAGGACAGCCAACTACATCACCAGGAACGGGAAGTCCAACAAACGCTGTTTTTGCTTATGCAAACCCAGAAAATTTTGATGGCATATCTGGATCTAATATTGCAAAAGCTGCCGGTTATACAATTACAACAGGATTATATGTAAATGATGCTAGAGTTTCTACAGATTATGCTGTAGCAAATTTCTTCTTCTTTACAGTTGATACAGATACTGCTACAAAAGGTGGAGTATCAGGAGGAGGATTAGGATGTTCAATTGGACCCGTTACATTGAGTGCATAAAAATTTTTTGGTTTAGATTAAGAAAAAAACAACACTGTTGGATTCACAATAGTTACACTGTTAGCTGTGATTTTTGCAGAAGGGTGGTAGCATAATGGCAGGATTAAGTGCGTCAGGATTAAAAACACAAATAAAAAGTTACACTGAAACAGACTCAACTGTTTTATCAGATTCTGTTTTAGAAAATATTATTTTAAACGCTCAATATAGAATTATGAGAGATGTTCCTATTGATGCAGACAGAAAACAACAATCAGGTAATTTAGTTGCAGGACAAGAAACAATAAATGCTCCTGCTGGATGTTTATTTATTAGAGGTATACAAGTCTATGATTCAAGCTCTGTGCTTACTGGATCTAATATTTGGTTAGAGAAAAAAGACGTAACATACTTACAAGAGTATCAACCGATTACGGGCACAGCTGCAGCACAAGGTAAACCAAAATACTATGCTATGTTTGGTGGTGCTACGGGTGAGGCTGATACTAATTCAGGGCGTATCTTTTTAGCTCCAACACCAAATACTACCTATAAATTTAGAGTGCATTATAATAAAATGCCTGATCTTTTGGAGAACAATGATACTAATTATATTAGCTTAAATTTCCCAAATGGCTTATTATACTGCTGTTTGGCAGAGACCTACGGCTTTTTAAAAGGCCCCATCGATATGTTGACTTTATACGAGCAAAAGTATAAAGAAGAAGTACAGAAGTTTGCTAACGAGCAAGTTGGAAGACGAAGAAGAGACGACTACACCGATGGTACAGTCAGAATACCAATTAACTCAGCAAACCCGTTATAGGAGATAAAATATGGCAAATACATCAGCAATCTGTTCAAGTTTCAAACAAGAACTTTTACAAGGAAAACACAACTTTTCGTCATCAGGTGGAGATACTTTTAAAATTGCACTATTTGATAGTGATGCAACTTTAGGTGCTTCTACTACGGACTATTCAACTTCTGAAGAAATTACAAACACATCTGGATCTGCATATACAGCAGGTGGAGCAACTCTTACAAGATCAGGAGTTTCTTTATCTTCAACAACTGCGTTTACAGATTTTTCTGATGTAACTTATTCTTCTGCAACGTTCACAGCAAACGCAGCTTTAATCTACAACACAACAACAGCAACTGGAACAGGCACGACTGATGCAGTTTGTGCGATTGCTTTTGGTGGAGATAAAACTGCAACTAACGGAACGTTCACAATTCAGTTTCCTACAGCAGACGCTACAAACGCAATCATAAGATTAGCATAGGAGGGCCACCATGTCGGTTTCTTCAGGATGGGGTCGATTCACCTGGGGCCAAGCATATTGGAACCGTGATGCTTTACTTGCAACCGGATGGGGTGCAAAAGCATGGAATGATGGTGAGTGGGGAAATCTCGCAGACGAAACAGTCTCATTAACAGGTGTATCAGCTACATTTTCAATAGGATCAGGAACAAGTATAACAGCAACCGCTGTTGTCGAACCTACAGGAGTTTCTTTTACAGGATCGGTAGGATCTATATCACCAGTAATTCCAAAAACAGTTGAACTAACAGGAGTATCTTTTCAATCAACTGTTGATTCATTAACTACAACAGCAGATGCAAATGTTGCTATGACAGGTGTTTCTGGAACTTTTGCAAATGGTGTAATTACACCTGCAGATCAAGTTATGGGTCTAACGGGTCAGTCAGCCACTTTCTCTCAAGGGACTGCAGTTGCACCGAATGAAGATGTAACTTTAACTGGTCAAGCAATAACTTCATCGCAAGGAACAGCATTAGGATTTGGAGGTAGTTTAATTCTACCATCAGCACTTACTATTACATCGGCACAAGGAACAGCGATTGCTCCAAACAATGCACAAACATTATCAGGTCAACAAGCAGAATTTTCTGTTGGATCTCTTGTAGGATTAGGTTCTGCGGTTGCAGATTTAACAGGTATTTCTATGACAGGATCAGTAGGCTCATTAACTATAGCAGATCAAGTTATGGGTTTAACTGGAGTTTCTTTTACAGGTTCTGTAGGATCAATAGATCCAGCAGATCAGGTTATGGGTTTAACTGGACAAGAGGCTACAGTTTCGGTAGGAATACCATTTATTAAAGCTTATGCAGATATTGACACAGGAAGTAACACGTCATATAGTAATATTTCAACGGGTTCGAATACATCTTATTCGGATGTTGCAACTGGCTCAAATACAAGCTATAACGACGTAACAGGAGAAGCAGCTTAATGGCATCGACATATACACCTCTCGGTATTGAACTTCAGGCAACTGGTGAAAATGCGGGTACGTGGGGTACAAAGACAAATACTAATTTACAACTTGTAGAACAAATAGTTGGTGGGTACACGGCACAGGCAATTGGCGGCGGTGCTCAAACAACAGCTTTAACTATTTCTGATTCTGGAACTGGCGATGTAGCAGGTCACAGAGTTATAGAATTTACAGGTACAATTACAGGAAATCAAATTGTTACAATTCCTCTAGATGTACAAACTTTTTATATTTTAAAAAATTCAACGTCTGGTGCTTATACAGTACAGTTTAAATATGCGTCTGGATCAGGATCAACTGTAACTTTCACAGCCACACAAAAAACAACAAAAATAGTTTACGCAGATGCTTCCGATGGAACTAATCCAAATATTGTTGAAGTTCAGACAGGTGGCGATATGGTTGACGATACATCACCACAATTAGGTGGTAATTTAGACACTAACTCTTTCATGATTGACTTTGATGATGATCATGGAATTAGAGATGAAAACGCAAACGAACAATTAATTTTCCAAACTACAACTTCTGCTGTTAATCATATTGAAATGACAAATGCTGCAACAGGCAATC